GTGTGAAAATTCTGCGATTTTCCGTGACTTGTCACGCCCATGGGGAAAATGGACTTATTCCATAACCATCGCCATGGTGAAGTCGGAACTTGCCCAGGAGGGCTGTTGGGCCGACTAGCAGTTGGTCTTGGGAGCTGACCGAACCCAAGGTCAATTCTGGGGTGTTGTGTGGTCGGAAGTGAAATGGAGGTGGCGCAGAGTTCGGATGTTTTAAGTCATCACTGGCGGCTATTGTAGACGATATAGTCAATTTGGTGATTTAAATGGTCTTTGAGAATTCTCACTTTCGTTTCCATTTCCCACCACGTGATGCCCCAGGAAATTTTAGGTCAAAATCATTTTTCTTTTTCAAAACCGAATACAGCCATGGCCACAAAAGAAGATTTTCACACCGTTAAATTGCAGCGTAAGCAAAAAAAAGATTCCCATACTAAAAATGGGAAACAAAAACGCTTTATTTTTAAAGGTGGGAAAAAACCGAAGAAGAAAAATGATAAGGGTGCTAGGAGTGGACGCGACAGAGAGCTCCCCATTGGTGAGTTACTGCATCGTGCGCGTCGTGAGCAGGACAAGGTAAGGCAGAGGGCTGCAACAAGTCGCCTTCTGCAGCGTGTGCTCCCAGACCAGGAGTTGGAGTTGGCTAAAGCCAATTCCGACATTCAAAATCCTGGGCCAAAGAGGGCTACGGTTAAAGTGGCCCACAAGACCCCTACCGTCGAAGATAGGCGAAGGGGGCCCATGCCCAAAGGCGCTGATGGTGGCATTGCCCACTATTATCGCGGCGGAGGGCATCGGATCGCTGTACTGCGCAACAACGGGTACACCGATGAGCAGATTGCCACCATGTCACATCCACAGTTCAAAAAGGCTCTAGATGAGATCTCTAAAGTGGATGACGAAGTCGGCTTAACAGCCGACTTCTATGGTGAGGAGTATGATGCCTACAGGGACTCCGTTCCTGCAGGTCCCCCTGTCCGTGCCCCTGGGCACAAAACCCCACCTCCCGCCGCAGCGGATGATGGTTGCTGTACTACAGCACCAACATGCACTGCTGCACCCCAACCCTCCACCCCTCAACCAGCCAGTGCTTCTTGTGCTGCACCGGCTGTAACCTCTCCCGTGCTTTCCACACCTAGTGCTTGTACTGCTGCAGATACTGCAGCTAGTCCTGCACCCCTGCCTTCTGCAACTTCTGTTGCAGATGCCCCTTGTTGCACACATCCCCCCCCAACTTCTTCTTGTGCAGTTGCTGATTTATCAGCTGACTGCACTGACCATCCAGCCACCTCAGCTGAACCAGCTGAACCCTCGCCACCGCTTGACCCACCTGCTCCTTCTGCAGGTAAGTGCTGCGAAAATGACTCTCCACCATCCGGTGGGGATGATTCTAAGCACTCAAGGGATCCAAATCCCACTCACATTCCTCCGGACAATCCAAATTGTCCTGGGGAGTGTCCCGAAACGGTTGAAGACCATTACGGTCGGCCGCTTCTTGCGGGTCTTATTGTAAAAGATAAGATTTGCAAAAAGTTGGCTTTGATGGATTACGGTAGGCCCTCAACAGTCATTCACCAATTGACTGTCGTTCCATGTGGCATAGAGCGGCGTCCCATACCTGACCGCCCTATCCCCCAGGTCAGAGAGAACAAGGAAGTGGCTCGAATCTCTTACTCCAGGGTGAAGGCATCTGTCCCATCCTGGTTTAAGTTTTTCCTGCTCTTCTTTAGGGAGCTGTTTACTTTCCATTTCAGCTCCGCTTTTTCTGTGCTAAACTTCTCTCTGGCTGGCTCTTATAAAAAAATTGCCCAAATGATAATTGTTGTCTCAATTCTCCCATTTTTGCGGTGGAAAAGGTTGGTTCTTTACTTGGCTACACCAAGTACCTTTTACACCGAGGTCATGCTCCTCCTTAAATCTTACCATTATACCAATATTGCCTTGTTCTGGCTCAGGTATTTTAAGGTAGGATGCGCTGATCTTGTGAAAGTTTTACTTGAGACATTCCCCAGTCCTTTTATTTTTCCCATGTCAACAATGTTTACAATGGCTATTGTTTTTCTTTCTTTGGCCACTGTTTTACTGTTGATTTGGTTGTTTTTGGGGGTTTTTTTTGAGGAGGTGGATGTGTATTACATCCCTCACATGGTGACCTGTGTAATACGGGATTACTCTGTGAGGCGAGATTCAAAGTTGTGTGCTCTGTCCATTCGTCAGAAGCTGTTGTGTCTTCCGAGTTTTCCTTTGGAGGACGTAATGGCTGCCCAAGCTCTTGATGGGACAGAGAGAGTGATTACCCTTCTGCTAGATGATTCAAATTTAGCAGATCCCCCTGGTCGGTCCGCTTGGGAAGTTTTCTTTCAACGGCCAGGGGGCCCGGGCCCAAGTTCACCGCCTTCGGATACAGGTCCACCGAGGTCCCCCTCGAGGAACCTGAGTGCATATTGGGGCCAGGAGAGAGTGTGTCCCGGCCGACGCGGAAGAGAGCAAGGTCTAAGAACTACGTCTCTTTACCTTGCTGCACTTTCCCAGGCTTCGGCCCAATTTCAGTTGACAGAAACGACCCGACGACGCATTACAACGGCTGTTGTAAGAGGGTCCTCGGGCGTACCCCAGCAGTGTCGGAAAGGGCATGCTCCCTGATAAGGGAGTGTGCGTTGAGGTGGTGCCGGAGGTACGTCAAGCCCATCATTGCACGTCCTGACTTTGAAGAATGGCTTTCGACCACATCTTATAATGAGGTTCGGAAAGCTGACCTTAGAAAGTGCAATGAGATGAATAGGGGTTTGCCTCCTCCGAAGGAAGTCAGGCATAAAGTTAAAAACTTTATTAAATTGGAGGATTACTCTGAGTATAAACACGCTAGGCTGATTAATAGCAGGCATGATAGATTTAAAGCCTGGTGTGGTCCTTTTTTTAAAAAATTGGAAGAGCAAGTTTATGATACTCGGGGTTCCATTCAATTTATAAAGCACGTGCCCGTGGCGGACCGACCTTCGCTAATTGATAGCTTACCACGGGGTATGCGTTGCTTTAGTACTGACTTCACTGCATTTGAAAAACATTTCACCAAGCAAATAATGGAGAGCTGTGAGTTTATTTTATATGATTACGCTTTCCAGTTCCTCAGCCCCTTTGAGAAATCCATTCTATTTTCCACCTTATCTGGTAAGAATAAGATGACAAGTAGGAATGGGTTTAGGGCTTGTGTAAAAGCCCGTAGAATGAGTGGTGAAATGTGTACGAGTCTTGGGAATGGCTTCACTAACATGATACTAGCTCAATGTATAGCCGAGATGAAGAATGGTGTCATTTACGGCTATGTAGAAGGGGATGATGGCTTATTTGTGTCATCAGTGGAGCTTACCAGCCAAGACTACCGGGATCTCGGATTTGAAATTAAAATAATTGATGAACCTGACCCTTGCTCCGCATCTTTTTGCGGATTGATTTTTTCAAGGAGTTATGAGATCATCCGGGACCCGTTTGATTTTGTGGCCAAGTTTGGGTGGACATCGTCATTTATTGAAGCCAAGAACCCATTGATGATGTCGTTATTGCGTGCCAAGGCTCTCAGTGCCTGCTATGAGACGCCTCAGTGTCCTATTATTGGTGCCATCTCAAGGTACGCATTGCAATACACTCGTGGCTGTGTGGCTCGCTTCGTCGATGATGGGTATCACCATTTTCCCAGAGACGAGGTTGCAGTGCCACCGTTTTCACCTTCTCTTGATACTCGTAGACTATTTGCTCAAAAGTATGGGCTTTCTATCCCCATACAGGAGGAAATAGAAAGATTGTGTCAAACTGGGGACTTTGCTGGAGCATCTTTGTTGCTTCGACACAATCGGTTTCAAGAGCACTATACTACAAGGTATATAGTGGAGAGGTGAGTTCATAGACGGTAGCTGTCCGTAATCAGCGCACCATGTGAGCTGCACATGGGGTCATCCAATTTGACCATAGTGGCAACACAAATTGGCGTGCAATCGTAATGCCGCATTACTCCTGCGTAGGCTTCGGCCGGAGGGATGGTGACCTGAACACCCGTTGGGAGACGTAAACTCCTTTGGGAACTTGTTGGACGAACGTTTTCATGTGTGTCATTGGTCCTTTTGGAAGCGCTGACACTGGTCTACAATTACTTCAACAATACCCAACCCGAAAGGGGGGTTGGCTTAACAACCGTAAAA